GCTATAAAGCAAGAAGGACTATCAGGCGGCGAGCAAACATTGTTGCTATTTATCCAGAAGATTGGGTTCTTGTCTCATTAAAGAATTTGAGAAGATGGTGTAGAAGCCCGTATCCAGGGCATCTAAAGGGTTGCCCGATGTGGCTTGGGAGAAAAGCAAAAGATGGTACTCCAGCACCTTGCACGAGAGCATTCAGAAATATAAGCACATTCGATGATAATTTCGAGAGGGAGTCAATAGGATGGTGCGCCTTTACATACTGGGATTTAATAGAACAGGAAGAAAAAATCAAGGCGAGTCATCCTACCTGGACTTCAAAGCAATGTAGGAATCCTCGGTATTGGCAAAGGACTTTTAGAAATGGCCTCAAAGATGACATCCGTAATTTCTTTCGTGAAAAACAACTATGGGGAAAGTACGGATGCTTTGATGGCGGTTTTACTCTTAATATCCACGCTACTCTGTGGCGTGCCGGTTTAAAACTTGAAAGAATTAGGGATCGTCCTGATTATGCTATCCGTTGTACTTTGATTGCGAAGTATAAAGTGGGCGGTCCTGCATGGAAGAGGCAACAAAAATTGGGACGTCAGGTTTACTTTATAGTATAGGAGGCAACCATGCAAGTCGTTAATATACGCGGGACTACGAGCTCTGGTAAAAGCACGCTAATGCGAGAAGTAATTGCAGACAGCGAACGCAATACCACCATCAGTTTAACGAGTAAAGTTAAAGGCCATCTGCTGGACGAGGCAATTGTTATCGGGCAGTATAAAAAAGGTAGTAAATTCGGCGGTTGCGACAGCATAGAAAAAGTAAAGTATATGGAAGACGCAATTTGGAAAGCACTTGAAAAAATGCCGACAGTACTTTTTGAAGGATTACTCGTTGCTCATAGTTTTGAAAGATGGGTAAAATTCAGCGATAACTTGCGTGCGACTCAAAAAAAGCATAAGGCAAAAGAACACGGCATGGTCTGGGCATTTATCATCCCCACGTTTAGGGAAAGTGTTTTACGAATGCGTAGACGCAACAATATCAAGGGATCCCTGCGTGAAGTAAAAGGAGAAAAGTTCGTACGCAACTTTATCAGCCGGTATAAAAGCATCCGCCGCGTGCAATGGAAAGCAGTCAATGAAACAAAGCCCATCCAATGTGTTTTTCAATTACACCCCTTTGAAACCTATCCCTTTTTCAAAAAAAATGTGCTCGGCCTTTGTAGTCAAGACGAAGACAAATTACTAACAGGGGTCCGGAAAAAGGGAATCTCAAAATTTGTATAACGTGTTATAATATAGTAGGTATAAAATTATGAAAAATGTTGACTTTACTCACCTCCACATCCATAATGAATTTTCGCAATTGGATGGTTATGGAACCGCTGATGCTTATGTAGCAAAGGCCAAATTGCTCGGTTATAAATATCTCGGTTTGACTAATCATGGCAACATGGACGGCATTATTAAGTTTCAGCAATCATGCGAATCGCAAGGGATTACGCCAATTCTCGGTTGCGAAGGGTATGTTGTTCCCAAATTGGAAGGCGATAAGAAAAAGAAAACTCGCCGCGCCGGTCACGTTTTACTACTCATAAAAAATGAAATAGGTTTTCAGAACCTTTGCAAACTACTCACCTTTGCCAATCTTGAAGGATTCTACTACCGACCCCGTTTTACCTATGAGGCATTGCTTCAAAATTGCAAGGGTTTAATTGTGTCAACCGCCTGTCCGCAAAGTTTTACTCGCATGAATGGCGGCATTAAACTTTTCGCCGCACTTTGCGATACAATTCCGGGCGACGTTTACTGCGAAGTAATGCCGCACGATACCCCAATACAGATTGAGACCAATAAATTGAAGTTAAAATTGGCACGCAAATATGGAGTAAAGATATTTGCCTCAAACGATTGCCATTACGTTAATATAGGTGACTATCTGGCGCAGGATATTTTACTGGCAATGCAGAGAAAAACTACTTGGAATAATCCTAAGCGGTGGCATTTCGATGTGAGGGGTTTGCATCTCCGGACTGCAAAGGAGATGAGGCGTGCGTTTAAAAAGCAAGGTTTTTATAAACGCCGATACCTATTAAATACTATCGAAGTTGCGGAGAAGTGTTCTGATTTTAGGATTCCTAAAATGGATATCAAACTGCCACGAGTCAAAGGAATACCTATAAGGCAAAACAAATTTCTATGGGATTTGTGCCACAAACGACTTGCAGAAGTGGAACCGGAGGGTATTGCCTACCGGACACGTGCAATGCAGGAATACAATCTTATAGTAAAAAAGAATTTCACAAAGTACTTCTTAATCGTTTGGGAATTAATAAATTGGTGCCGAGAAAACAGAATACTCGTCGGTCCGGGGCGCGGTTCTGTAGGTGGCTCGCTAATCGCCTATCTACTGGGGATTACAGCAGTTGACCCAATGAAGCATAAGTTAATTTTCGAGCGCTTTATAACTGAGGATAGGATTGACTATCCTGACATTGATGTGGACTTTGAGCATACAAAGCGGCACCTTGTAAAGAGGCATCTTGAAGAAATGTATGGAGAAAATAACATTGCAGGGGTCAGTAGCTTTAACAGGATGAAAGCAAGAGCAGTAATTAGGGATGTCTCACGGGTTTTTCAAGTACCTTATGGAGAAGTAGACCGCTTTGCCAAGCTGATTGAGGACAACGATGAAAATACAGGCATACAAGATGCTATTGAGGAATACGATGAAGGACAGGAATTTGCTGAGGCATATCCACTTGTAGTTAAAATGGCAAAGAAATTGGAGGGTCAAGTAAAAGGTTATAGTCAACACGCGGCGGCACTTGTTGTAAGTCGGGAATCCATAGGTGATTGCGGCCGATGCAATTTACTGGAACGTGATGGCATTACTATTGTTAACTGGGAAAAAGAAGATACTGAATATGTTGGCTTAATGAAATTGGATGCACTTGGATTGAAATTACTTTCAATTTTGGGTGAGGCAAAACGGCTCATTTGGGAAAACCACAAAAAGAATATTAAACTTGAGTCAATTAATTTAGATGATAAAAAAGTATTAAAGGATATTGATGCTGGACATACCGTTGGATTATTTCAACTCAATGCGTGGGCAACGACCGCCCTCATTAAGGAAATGGGTATAGAAAAATTTGATCATATAGTCGCGGCAGTTGCACTCGTTCGGCCAGGACCCTCCAATAGCGGGATGACAGCCGAATATATAAGGCGCAAAAATGGAAAACCATGGAAAGGACATGAGCAATACGTTGCAATTACTTCCGATACCTATGGGATCCTTGTTTATCAGGAACAGGTTATGGATGTAATTAATAAGATCGCCGGCCTCCCTTACTCTACGGCTGATTACATAAGAAAAATCATTGGGAAGAAAAGAGATAGGAAGGAATTTGAGAAGTATAGGCAAACTTTTTTAGACGGATGCACGCAAGTCGGCGTGTTTAGCCGACGTGAGGCAAAGCAATTCTGGAAAGGACTGCAAGAGTGGGCAAAATACGGATTCAATAAAAGCCATTCTGTGGAATATGCAATGCTTGGATATTGGTGTGCATGGTTAAAGAAGTACTTCCCCACGGAATTTGTATGTGCCTCATTAACTTATGGTGCGGCAGAGAAGAAAAGTGAAATCGTAGAAGAGGCATATCGTTTAGGCTTAACCTTAATATTGCCAAAGGTAGGCATGAGTAGTCCTGATCGTTGGGTTGCCAAAGACAATAAATTATTTGTACCTTTTATAGAAGTAAAAGGCATAGGCAAAGTAAAAGCGGTGGATGCCGCGCAATCCCCCTCTAATAAAGGGATTAAGCGGTTTTACAGCAAGGAAGACGATACGATAGTAAAACACAAAGGTAAATTCGGCGAGTTATTGGATGAAATTGGTGCATACGATCCCAGCGAGCAAACTGAAATAACTGAAAATATGAAAAGTTATTTTGACTTTCGTATAGTTACCAATCCACGGGATAACTATCCAAAACTTTACAAATTATTTGGAGATAAAATACGGCTGACTGATTTAGATGCAGTATTGCAGGGGGATTACAAGCAATTAGCAAAACTGGCGAAGAAGAAGCGTGTAGTTAAACGGCGTTCTTTTAAAGGCCACCGAAGATTAATGCAATGCACCCGTTGCGAATTGAGGCAAGAATGCACCGCGCCAGTCCCGCCCAGTCCGGGGATTTACAACATACTTATAACAGGTGAGGCACCGGGATTTGACGAAGACAATGACGGTGAGGGTTTTGTAGGTGCAAGCGGAAAACTGGTATGGAAATATTTAGGAATACGGAAGTACTTCCGCCCATCTTTTCATGTTACCAATATTAATAAATGCTATCCTGCTGAGAGTAAAAAGCCAAATGCGGATCAAATAAAAACGTGTAGTCGCTTTATGCACAAGGAGTTGCGGCAAGTAAAGCCTGTTCTTATATTGGCTTATGGAAATTCAAGTTTAAATTACTTCACCGGCAGGAAAAGCGGCATTATTGCTATGAGTGGCAGGACAACATGGGATGAGAGATATGGCGCATGGATAGCTTGGAGCGTGCATCCAGCGGCAATGCTACACAATCCAGATAATGAGCAATACTATAAGGCAGGAATGAAAAATTTTGTCAAATTACTTCGAACCATTGCACCGGAGGTAAAAGGAAATGGAATTTAGTAATGACGAACACGTTCAATTACTGCAAGTCTTGAAATACACAACGTATGAAAACCCTTTAACTTCAAAGCGGTTACGATTCAAATGTGCCGTGGATGAACCTGATACAACAGGATGGCCTAAGACGCGCCGCCTCGTAAGGGAAACCATGGAAGTTAAAGGCATCCCCATTGCCTCAAATGGCTTTGGACATTTTATAGTCAGAAACGAAGATGAGTTATTTCGTTGCCTCGCCAACCTGCAACGACGGGTAAAAGGCACGCGGGAAAGAGTTAGCATTTTAAAAGCCGCATGGAGAAAAAGAAAAAATGAACCACGAGTAATTCGAAGGAGGCGAAAATGAAATTAGAAATAACTATGGACAAAAATACTTTGGAGGCGGCGAAAAAAGTAATTGACAATGCCTTTGCCGTCGGCGCTGGAATTACTGTAACCATTGACTTCCTTTTACAAATTCAAAAACGCATGGACAACAGCGAAGAAATGACTCCTGTCCCAAGCAAGATAACGGTGCAAATAATATGAGTTATAGACGAGATTTAAAAATAGACCGGTATAACTTGGATGACGAATTAGTTAGACAGCCGCAATTGTATATGGACTGGGCGCTTAAAGCGGCTGAGGCAAGTGTAGAAAAAACGGAAGCAAAGGACAGGCTTGATATAGTAAAGGCAGACCTGGATGGAAAAATTAGAAGTGACCCAGATAGTTATGACATACCAGAAGGGAAAGCCTCTGAAGGAGCTATTAAAGCGGTGATAGCAAAGCATAGTAAAGTAAAAAGGTATAACCGGATATACTATAAGGCATTGAAAAACGAGAAATTTCTTAATAAGGCTGAAATTGCTTTTAGAGATAGGAGAAAAATGCTTGAGGCATTAGTATCTTTAAACATTCAATTGCACTTTGCGGAACCGCGTGTACCTATATCTGGTAGGGATGCAGTACACCGAAGCCGCAAGTCCGCTATACTAAAGGATTTAAAGCGCAAGCGGAAAATCAAAAGGAGGTAAAATGGTTTTTCCTATGATTGAAAATTACTTTATTTTTATGATGCAAGCCGCAGGAATTTTTCTTGTGTTCTATGTATTCATACGGTTATTATCGCTGGCAGTTTTCAAAAGTTATTTCTACGAGAAATTGAAATTCTGCTATACAATCCACCACGAAGAGGAGGAATCCAACAATGGCAAAAAAGAGAAGCAAGAAGAAAAAGAAATCATTGGATAGGGGAAGAAAAAAACGGAGTAGTCAAAGTAAAAAACTTCAAGAACGCATTCGGAAAGGACAGGAAAGAAGTAAAGGCCGGTCAAAGAATATCATCCAAGACGAATTGGATATTCCGGTTTGGCGGCCTAAGGATGGGAGTCATATCGTTGACGTAATTCCTTATGATGCAGGGGATAACGACCCATTGGTTGACGCCGGCGATCCCACCTATACCTATGAGTACTGGGTCCATACCAACGTCGGGGCAAATAACTCGATGTTTTTGTGTCCCACGGAGATGTTTAATGATCCGTGTCCTATTTGCGAACACCGGCAGAAGTTAAAAGAAGACGGTGCGGATGACGATGTATGGAGTAAACTGTTTCCCAAACGGCGCAACCTATATAATATAGTATGCTACGACAGGGGCGAAGCGGATAAAGGCGTGCAAGTATGGGA